GATTACTATTTTGAAAAATGTGAAGAATGAAATACGTTATATGAATACAAAGGGCAATTCTATTACCGCGACGGAAAAGGAGCGCATAGTGTATTTATTCAACATGAAGAAGGATTTGGTTAAAGGCATTCTCGCGTTGAAATCCGCATTTTCCGTCATAGACCAAATGTTTCAACAAGAAATTATAAATCAGGAATATATTCAAAAGAATTGGTTGCGTGCTTGGCTCGGATGTAGTAATAAATCGAAGCTTGTGAATCCGATGGCTTTAAATTCATTTATAGATACATTAATGGACCCATTTAAAGACGGACCCCGCTAATTGTGGGCTGTGGGGCCTCGCCGAGGCTATTATTACTTTGCACCTGTTTTCAAATAAAGATATTTACTTGAAAACTAATATATCCATACGCATGATGACAACATATAAAATAACTGGCAATCGGTGTGTATTGTCATTTCACGAACCTAATGAGATTTTTTGTAGAGCACTCGCTGATTCCAAGTTATTCGGCGGTATAACCATTACACAAACATTTACACAGGCCAGCTTTTATGCAAAAAATGTGTGCTCCTTGCGAGAACTTCTCTCTCAACGTAGAGAGAAACTTCAGTATTTTGAGGGCGTGAAAATGGCGCAATGTATTGGACAACAACTCTTTTATTTAGAAAAATATGCACACACATTCTCTTGGTTCAACCTCGATACTATCCTTGTTGTTGATGAGTCGTCCTTTCTTTGTATCGGTCTCGAACAACTCATGCCAGTGGACGCCTTTGGACGTATCTGGTTTACCACACCCTTCTCATTGAAACAACCGCATATTGCACCTGAAATACAACGATTGAAGACGCTTCCTTCTTGGGTTTCCTACAAAGCCGCATATTATAGTTTAGGCTCGCTTATTATTTTTTGCTTGGCCGAGGATGATGAGAAGAGTACAAAAATGCAACTCAGGCTTGAATTCATCGCAGATACCAAGCTATATTGGTTCCTTTTACGATGTATTGATCCCGTTGCTAGCGCACGATTATTATTGTTTGTTTGAAATAATATTTCGTTAATATCTATATTTAATAATATACTATTTATTTTATATTATGAAAGTAGCAATAGTAATATTTGTAATCGGCGATGCTTACATTGAAAAATTTAATAGTAAATTTAAATCTAATCTGAGGATTTATTGTAATACACATGGATATGACTTGATAATATTAGATAAATATATTAAACAAGAAGAACATATGGATAAAAAAAAATTCTTTTGGCAAAGAATGCTTATACCTGACAAATTTTCAGAGTATGATTTTGTGGTTTCAATGGATTCTGATATATATGTAAATCCAGCTTCACCACCAATACCATTTAATGATATACCTGAAGGAAAAGTTGCAGGTGTTAATGAAAGAAAATATTTTGGTAATTATGAATGGAGAGAAAGAATTCAAGTAAAAAATGGATGGGAAAAAACTGGTAAAGACTGGTATTTGCTATCTGGCGAAACCAAGTATTATAATGATCATCTTAATGGCGGATTTATAATTTATCAACCCAAACATCATGCCAAAATGTTTAAAGAATTATATGAAAATAATATTCATAAATATATGAAATATCATCAAGACGATCAAAGTATAATATCATCATTTGTTATGGATAATCACTTAATTTATTGGCTGGATGAAAGATTCAATAGAATATGGTATTTTTGGAAGGAAATTTTATATCCAGATTTTGAACATCTACCAGAAGATTTAAAGCGTAAATATATACATAATTTTAGAAATTTAAATTATTTTACACATTTTACCGGTCATATAGATGTTAATTTCATGTAAATATAAGATTTTAGACAATAGATTTAATGCCATTTGGAATTTAACTAAATAACGTGATGCAAACATTAATTTAGAGGATTATTTTACGCAAAATTATTTTATACATTTTGCACGACATCTTCATTATCATAAGGTGAATTTATTACACAACAAACATAAAAATTAAAACACAATGCACAGAAGTATTATATCTTTATATGTTATATAATGTCTATTGTTGCAATGAAAAGGAAATCTGTTATTCAGTATGGATCCAACCGAAGTGGTAAGCCGCCAGGTGGATATTGGCTCCCTCAGGGCCCATTTGGTCATAGCTCTCGTGGTCTTCAGCTTGCTATTGAAAATTATGGACCCGTCGGATTTTCTCTCAATGGACCGCACCGAAATATCGGTTATGTCGGACAAAGTATGCGCATGTCCAAACAGGGCACCCCTTTCCGCGGGGTTTATCCCATGGGAAATGGTGGATGCTGTGGAACATATGTTGAGAATGTTTCATTGAATGTTAATGAATCTGTCATGGTTCCTGGCGACCAATACATGTATGTGAAGCCATCTGTGCTCAGCACCAAGGGAATGTTGGAGAAGAAATACCGATATTTATATAATGGACAATATCCGAATTACTGGGTCAAACCTATTTATACTGGCAATCAAACTGATACTCCCTCACAGGGTGTTTATCTACAAGAAGTCTCGGCTGCAAATATTTGTGTCACCGATGTGAATGCCGATGCCAAATATGTTGGGCATATCGTAAGGTGCGGTCCTAACTTGTGTAGCACTTCTACTGCCAGATTCAAATATAACACCATGGCCGCTAGTGGACCTTATACCAAAATGATTAAACAACCTCAAACCGCCAGTCAACAAACGTTACGAATTCAACGTAGATGCGCCAATCCTCCTCCCGAATTGGCGCCCTATCCTCCTCGTGTAAACGGAAATGGCGCACCTTGCACAGGATTTCTTGGAACGTCTGAAACGGGTGCACCTTAAGCGTTAGATTATTATCAAAATATATATACTCATTCATCGTTTGATTATATATATCCAATTAAATTTTATTTGTTGCAAGCCGATTGTTCATCCATCAACAAGTCTAACAAGTCGCGCACATATTTTAGCACATTCTCGTGTCTGTATATTGTTTGAAAAAGCTCCTTTGCTTTGCGTATCATCTCCTCGCACTTTTCTGGATTCGCTTCACACCACCGATATCTCTCTTGTATGTCGCTGAAATCATCCGCTACTGGCACGTAATGCACCCAAGGCTTGTATTCCTCGTAAAACCACTGCTCCCAATTGGAGTCCGTCTTGAATATTACTGATCCTGAATTCAATTTCCACGCAGTTGCATCCCAGGTACTTGCATTGCCGTCAATATCCAATATATACTTGTAATTTATCATATCATATCGCTCTATGTGCGATGGCGCATGGATATTCTCTTTTGGCACTGAATTGCTGCTAAAATACGCACGCTGAGAGACTTCAATATCACGTCGCTTTGTGAAATTGTATTTACTACCTCTGTCATTACCCGCATATACTATTTTTGAAATCTTATTTTTAAAGGGGATTCCTCTGTGAATTGAACGATACAAATTATATTGATTCAATTCATAATAATACCTATCGGGCACAGGAATCGTATATGCCGTGTCGGGATGAGTTGATTGTCCCAATATGTATTTTTGCTTATGAAACACTGGATATAAATTTGAATTACCTTGTGGAACATGTATTAATGCTTGTCCGTGGTATTCATCATTTCCAATTCTTTTGGGAACATTACGCTCCGATGGATAACATGCTTCTATATAACCATCCAAGGCACAAATTATGCAATAAAAATCTCGTGGTTTTTTGCCAGGAGTTTTATCAAATGCTGCATTTATTATATAATCAATCGTGCGATTTATCTCATAAGACCACGGATATCCGCCATAGCTATCATGATACTGACATGCACCTCCGTCTTTCATTCCTATGGCAAACATACTTGATGGCAAATGCACTATATCTGTATTAAAAAGCTCATTGAAACGATCGCGACTTATATCATGAATATAATGATGATTCACTTGAAATCGATTATAACTTTTATACCAAACTTCGTCCAATTTTTTATTTGATTTCACTAGACGGAATGGTGGTGGGAACTCTACGTTTAATAGTCTCCTTAGTTGTTTTGTCGATTTACCTATTCTTATTTGTTGATTATTTCCATTATGATCATGTGCAAAAATATGGAGATTGTCGTCCCAACCACTATTGACATCTGTTGTATCAATTCGCTTTACTAATATATTGCACATCGTTTCGTTAATATATTCAGCGAGTACTTGAAAGCATTTTTCGCCCTTGTAATCTATTATGTCAACCTCTAAATTTTCTACTAAACTCATTTCACAATATATAATAAAATATAAATCATTTTGTGTTTATATACGTATAATTTTTTATATTGGGGTATTAAGCAATGATTCAGCGATTTGCGCTTTTTATTGGAACTGCCTTGGTTGGTGGATTAGGATATCTTGCACTAAACAAAAATGATGCGGACCACGATGCGGATGATTCCGACGACGACGAATCTATCGAAGAAAGTGAAAAGAAGGGCGGTGGTAGCGGCAGCGGCATTGGTAGTTGGTGGGACAATTTCACCTCATCGGATGACGCTGATAGCGCGGAAAAACCCGCGCGCAGAAGAATGGGTGGGGGCGCAAACAAGTCCAAAAAACAACGACCTGTCGGTGTGCGAAAAACCCGCGTCTCTAGAAAGTAATAGTTGCTACTACACTTTTTTATACATTTATTATATATAGCTATGACAATACTTCAAAATATACAGGCCAAACATAGTTTATTTGTAGGGATATTAACCTTATTGATTGGTATATGGATTATATTCTATGCTGTCCCTGAATTATTTGCATCGTTATTCAACACTTTGATTGGGAATCTCATTTTATTATTTATCATTATTTTGACCGCCATGAAAAATGTTGCGGTTTCATTGGGTCTAGCCATATTATTTATTTGGTTATACAATTTCTCTCATTATGTCGTTGATGTCTCGGCACCGCCATCCAAATCCAAATGAATAAAATATTCTTATTTATTATAGTGCATATAATGTTCTCTAATAAATTGATATGGTCGATAGTAATCATATGTTTTTTGTTGATTTTTAGTAAGTATTTAGGATTGTTTGGTCAAAAAGAACCATTTACAAATAATGAAAAGATTCCAAACGTGGGATTTAATATTGTCTATAGCAGTAATGGCGGGTATCCAACTGATGGTATCGGGCATGAAATTTATGTTAATAATCGTGTCAAAAATAAATGGAGCGAGGAGATTATAAAGGAATTTATTCGCACTCAGGCCGCTCAAAATCAAGATGTTATTTTTGATATGGACATGATTCAGCTACAGGCTACGGAAAAGGAAGCTGAAGAGTTGATTAAAACGGGTATGTGGCCGTGGAGCCAAAGAACAAAAGACATCTACACTGACGCTATCTCTCGTAGCATCATGTCAAAAAAGGGGCCGTTGAAATCTATGAATAATGATCGAACCATTTATAATGAAAACGCCATATTGCAAATGATTGCACTTAACGACAAGGAAGGTGAGTTTTTAATAGAAGGTAAACGTATTCCGCGTACGTCTCCCTCATATGACCCGTATAGTGGGCGCGGCACGTATGGAATCAACAGTGGATTAATTAGCGATACCAATGACGTGATTCAATGTAGTAAAGGGAAATTGGTACGCGTGCATAGTGTTGGTAATGACGGGATTACTGGTGCTCATGTAAGCAAGATATCCGATGTGGATTACAAAGAACTTCCAAAACTTATAAAGGGATTCAAGTTTATAAAAGACCCATGCGATCCTTGTGTCGCGTTGAATTCGCCCGCGATTATACTTGCCCGTTCTCTATTAAGAAAAAAGGGCACCCATTTATATCATTTGCATGGGAAAAATTATGGGGTCTTCCTGCGTCGCCGATTCCCGTGCTGCCTGACGGGTTCCCGTATTGGATTAACTAAGAGCTGTTTGTGTCGTTGTCATAGTCTGGGTCGTCGTATATATAGTCTTCAATATACTCATATGCTTGCATCTCTGTTGCGAACCTTGTTCGGTATTGAATAGTTGAATTCTTTAATGGAATGGATACTTCTATTTGACGTTCACTCTTCTTTACTACTTCAATATAACTTGTTTCGTCTGTCGGCTGAACATATCGTAAATGGTCTTCGTGGTTGATTACCAATCCCCAGTTTGTTTTTGCTAATAAATGCTCCTAGTAATTTGCCATCATCATATTAACACACCTATTATATAAAACGGAATACGCTTTATGTTTTTATAATAATCATTTATTTTTACTTATGTTTTACTAGGCCGCGCAAAATAGTTATATAAATAAAGACTTAGAATCAAGTTATTATTTGCTCTATAATGGATTCACCTGCTCCTACTTCTTCTGCTGCTTCTGCACCCGTCGCCGAAAAAAGACCCGAGACCCGTCTATCTGACGTTGAAGTTAAAAATGAAATCGCCGCGTTGAACTTAATGGTTCAGTTTTTGGGCTTGGCACAAAAGCGCGGTGCTTTCACGATTGATGAGGCTGCCAAAATTTGGGAGTGCGTCAAGATGTTTCAAAAGCCTGTTGCTTAAATAAATAAATAATATAAACATAATAACTTATACTATTTATTAAGAATGAATAGAGTCGAACAGATGAAAAAAATTCAAGCTGAAGCCTTGGAATTGTTTACCAAAAAAAATGCAGACTATGGTGATGCATTCGCAAAATATGGAGTTATCGGTGTTTTAATGCGAATTGAAGATAAGCTACAACGATCAGTCTCTATAACAAAAAATGGAGTAAATTTGATAAAGGATGAGGGCATTCGCGATACCCTAATAGATTTACATAACTACGCAGCGATGGCGCTAATGTTGATAGACGAATAACGAGCGTATTTAACGAAGTTACCCTTTTATTTTTTATCATGTAATAATAGATTATGAAAGTCTTAACATGGAATATATTGGCTGCCGAATGGGTAAAGAAATCATATTACCCAGGCGTAGATACCTCTGTTATATTTGATAACAAGGCCAGGTTTGCGCGAATCGGTAAAATTTTGAAGGAGATTGATGCAGATATTATAATGTTGCAAGAGGTCATGCCACAAGAATACTTGAATCTCGTATTGTTATTTGGAGAGAAATACTTCATTTCAGAGCTAAAAACTATGGTGTGGGGATATAATAAAAACTCTGAAAGCGGAAATGTAACCTTTTTGAAGCGCTCTCTATTTCCAAAAAATACCATCTCACATTATCCGCTAGAATACGGCGTATATACGCGATGTTTATATAAAAATAAGCCGTGCGATATTTTTAATATTCACCTCGACGACCAGTCTCCTCAAAAACGATATAAACAATGGGATAATTTGCACGCCATTTCGCGAAAAAAAGATTGTAGTATTATTATTGGTGGCGACTTTAATCATGAGTACAAGAAAAAATGCAAGTTGTATAATACACCTGGATTTGAAACGCACAACTTGTGTCCGACCTATTATATTGAGCGCAAAATGAATATTGATAATATTCTTACCAAGGGATTTCAAAAGGCGCCCTTGTCTAAGTGCAACTGGTATCCAACGCGTATTGAAGACGGGTTCAAAGAATATGGATCGGATCATTTGCCCGTTTTGGTTGAGATTGAGTGATTGATATTCGTAATTAGTATTCGTCGTCTTCAGTGGGGTCATTGTTTTGGTCTTGGTCATTGTTTTGGTCTTGGTCATTGTTTTGGTATTCAGTGGGATCTTCATACGCATTTGGGTCGTCGTATGCGTAATTGTATTCGTCTTGGTATTCTTCTTCAACGGATTCTATAATGGGGATATTCTCCAATATAAGTTCCACTCTGTTTGCGAGTTCTTCTACGCCATATGTGTTTGCGTAATCAAAATCGGGATTAAATACTGGCGCATTTGCCATTTGCAAATATTTTGTATCATCATAGTCCAACTCTTTAATCCTTTCTAACAAGGCATTATAACTTCTCTCTGATTCATCTTCCAAATATAAGAAGGCGTCCTTGTTGAAAATATGTGTGCAATAATTTGTACCAAAATATATGGGGATCGTTCTAGCTAAAAATGGGTTCACAATTTTTTCTGTTATGTACGTTCCTTCGATTGTGTTTTCAAAGCATATCATGAATTTATATTGCGCAATAAACTTGATGAACTCTTCCGATGTATAAGCGCAATCTAATACCACGTCAGTCTCTGCCATATTGTTCATGTATTTTCCAGCCGAATCTACGCGTTTGTATTTATTTACCAACTGGAAAATTTTCGTTCGCGTTGCAACATTCCCATTAGAAACTATCATGCAGCAAAACTTTTCTGGTATCAACCAGTATGCCTTTATATGCCTATAAATGGGTTGCAATCTCTCTAGACGCGTTGACCCATGACAATAATATACAAAAAAGGGGCAATCAATTATATTGTCTCTAATTGCTCCATGTGAGCATAGAACCACATCATATGTTTCGTAATATGTCTTGTTTGGAAAATAAAGGTCTGTTCTGGCCAAACTTTCTCCCGAATAGTGCAACTTATATTTCCATTTTTTTAAAGAGACCATAGATGGCGCAAATACGGATTCAAATAAGACATTCGCATCTTCGACGTGGTGCACAAACATAAAGCTTTTTAGTCTTGTTCTGCTTAATATGTCTGCAAAAAAATCTACATTTAGCTCGTCTGTAGTTTTTGCGCGATTCGTGAACCCGTACCAAAATCCATTGCAGTATATCTTAAATTCTGCGTCCAATGGTTCCTCATCTTCATCGGACATGTTAATTATATTAAAACAAGATTAAGTTATTTGGATATTGTTGGAATTATTTCTTACTATGTCTAGACTTTTATCAAAACATATGTTATATGTATACCATTAAAAAGTACACTTATAAAAAAGCAAAACATTTAGGATTGCGTGTAAAACCATCTACCGATAAGACCAAAAAAATCGACGTTTATAAACAAAATAAAAAAATAGCCAGTGTTGGTGCATACGGAATGAATGACTATCCAACATATATTCAAAAACGCGGAATAAAATATGCCAAAACAAGAAGACGATTGTATAAACAACGACATGAAAGGGACCGACATGTTAAATGGACTCGAGGCTGGCTTGCCGACCAATTGTTGTGGTAAATGCTTTTGAATTATTTTTTATTTCGTATTTCGTATTTCGTATTTCGTAAAAAACAATTTAATAATAAATCATCAAATGTGTATATACATGACTGCTGACAACATGAACAACAAACTCTTTGATGTTGTCATTTCAGTCGGTCCTAATGATAAAGACATTGTTTCAAAACAGGTGAAATATACACAAGAAAATGTCAGGGGGTATAGAAATATTTATATTATTCCGTACGATGCGGGCTTCACCTTGGACGGATGCATTACGATTCCTGAAAGCGCCTTTCCATTCTCAAAGGATACTTTTAACACATTTCATCCTGACGCAGGCAAACGTGCCGGCTGGTATTTACAGCAATTGTTTAAGTTGTATGCTGGCCTTATCATTCCTGGCATTTTAGATACATATCTCATTGTTGACGCAGACACGTTTTTTTTCCAACCAACCACATTTATTGACCCGAAAACCGGCGCTGGATTTTTTAATTATAGCACCGAATGCCACTTGCCATATCTTGAACACTTGAATAAAATGCATCCCACCTTATTTCGTATGGATGTGCACAAGTCTGGCATTTGTCATCATATGTTGTTTCGTAGTGCGTTTATTAAAGAGCTGTTCAAGTTAGTTGAGACACATCATCGTTGCCCATTTTACGAAGCGTTTTTTAAATGTGTTCGCGATGCGCCCAAAAGCGGAGCGTCTGAGTATGAAATCTATTTCAATTTCATGTTAAAATACCACCCACAAGATGTCATTCTTCGTAAATTACTTTGGAAAAATGAAACGAGCTTGGACGCGGTTGATCCGTCCTATGACTATTTTTCTTATCACACGTATTTACGCGAACCACCTACCAATGAATGTTGGATTGAATTTTATTACACCATACCCGAATCAGAGCTTTAAATTTGAATCGTTCGCACATTTGTTGTTGTTACGCGACCTAGTATCTCGGTCTTTTCTACATTTGCGCGTTCCGTATAAATAATCGCGCATTTTGTTGATAGTTTTGCACTTGCCTTGCAAATACATGCACATCTTTTTATTACTTGTCGAGGGATCTTGTTTATGGCTAGGTTGGTTGGATTGCTCAAAATAATATGCGCAGATGGCGCGTCTGCTACATGAAACCAAATATCATTCGGCGAAGAGTCATCTAATAGCTTGTCATTCCCTTTGGCCGATTTCCCCGAATGAATCGTATATGTGGACGCATCATGAATAAATGCGTGTGTCTCGGTTGTTGCTGACATTGCTTTCTGGTTATGTTATGTTATGTTGTGTGTGTGGTTGTTTAGCGGGAAATTTGTTCATTTTTTTAATCAATCGGGTGTAAAAATATGAACATGTTATTAAAAAAATATGGAGTTTTAAATATGCAAAAGGATAATTATTATTTTTTGTTGTTATAATAATATATGTCTGAAATTTCTGTCACTAGGGATAAAGTTTTAATTAATGGTTATAAACATATTGATTTACCTATAGGCACTATAATAATGAATGCGGGAAATAATGGTATTACTAGTTTTGGTTCCGCCTTTAAATTATGTGATGGTAGTTCACTTTCGACAACAGCATACAACGAATTATTTCTAATTATAAATTATAAATATGGAGGATCAGGCGGGTCCTTTAACTTACCCAACTTTCTTGACAGATTTCCAATGGGACTAGTAAGTGTTGGCGCATCAACACTTCCTACTGACAGCTATCCAACTTCTAGTACACGTCAAGGTGGAAACTCGGTAATACAATCGAGTCAATTCACACACGGGCATTCAAGAGTAAATCCTACTGTTACCGGCGTAAATGGTATGGATATAAGAAGTGATTGTGAGTTTAACAATACGCCGAGGGAAGGTACACTCACAATACAAACGAATTATTCAAACACAACAATTTCAGATCCTTATACTCAACCTCATATACCACTTTATTATACATTAAATTATTTTATTTATACAGGAAAGGATGTCATTGGTTAAGTATAGATTATAAAATTAACAGCCAAATATTGTGGATAATAATCAATTTGAGTACCTGGGTTAATACCGCCTGTATTTGCCTGACTCACTACAGGTTCATTTTGCGGCCCGGTAAATGGTGTTATATAGATCTGGGGGGAACTATTTCCTATTTCAATGATACGAGGGTCTTGGGGATTAACGAACCTGCTTTGGTTTACATTATGATCATGTCCTATCTTGGTTATTTTTGCTTGGCCGCCAGTTGCTCTAGGCATTACTACATTGTTGGTACCACGGGGTAGTCTCCCGTTAAGATTAGGAACCTGAAAAGTCAACTGCCCAGGTGCTATTCCTAAAGAATCTGCTAATAGTGGGTAGTCTGATCTATTGTATGTTCCGCCATTACAAAATAGAGCTCCGGGAGGCGGAGGTTGTCCAACCCACATACCAATTGATCCGGTAATCCCCATTTTTTTTTGTTGTGTCAATGGAGGTGTTAATGTATTATTAAGTATTAAATTACTAGATGTAACTTTAACCATAATATAATAATAATAATATAATAATATAATAATAATATTATATTATTATATTATGGTCATAATTACGGATTCAGCTATACAATTTTCAGCAACTAATCAACAAACAGCAGTTTATCCAGCCATAGGTACTATATTATTGTGGGGTGGATATCAAAGCAGTGATTTGATTAATACTGACTATTTAATATGTGATGGTAGTGAACTTTTGCAGGCGGGACAATATAACCCTTTATATTTAATTGTAGGCGATAAGTATGGACCAGCTACTGCTGGCTACTTTAAATTACCCGACCTTAGAGAACGTATTCCGGTTGGCGCAGACGTGTCAGGAAATGTCACGTATGGTGGTGTTCGTTATGGAGGTGTTAATAAACTTGTGGATGCACATTATCCTCATACTCATAATTTGAATGTTACATTTTGGACAACCCGTACTAGACGTGGCGCCGAGGCATACGGAGGGACTCGCGATACATGCAATGCGGTTAGTTTTACAAATACTGATTCCGGATTTATTGACAACAATAATACCAATCCGTCTGAATATTATTATCCAGAATATACCCTTGTAAATTATATTATAAAAGCTAAAACTACACTATATACGAGCTAAAACTACACTTTGAATATTTATTATGATATAAAATTGAAATTGATTATGGTCTCGGCAGAGAATCGCATCATTATATTGGGCCATTGCACGTCATGAACATTCCCAGCTTCCTTTTGGAGGAGTCCATCCATATTGTGTATAAACATTTGTCGTCCATGTTGTATAATAAAGTTCAAGTAATTAAGTACATCGAGGAGGCCGTGAGTGCTGGCACCGATGTACCAAACCATATAGTTGATGATAATCTTTATTTTGAGAATTTTCATCAAATCGTACAGCAACTTGTGCCTTATCCGCCCAATACGCGCCTGCTTTTGTTAAACGAAGCGTTCAACCAACTACATTCTAACCGATCACAATTTACCGATCAAATTGACCAATTATATTATGAGCATTTTAACCCGAACATGCAGACCATGTCGCCGGAATTGCAAAAAAAACGCGCGTGGCCCGATTGGAATGTCAAGTTTTTGAATATTTCAGAAATTGTCCAAAATATTCAAACAGATGTCGAGGCGCGTCGCCTGTTTTACAAAAGCGATCCGTTGCTCTCTTACAATAGATGCCCTTGCCAAAAATGCAATGTGGATTGGAAGACAAATCGCAAAAAATTAATTTATAGATCAAATAGCACAGAAAAATTGGCGAATTATTAGAACCTTTGCACATTTCAAATGCCGATTTTATAAAGAAATCAAACATTTGCCCCTTAAACTATTGTTAATGTTATATTTTTTTGATAATTCGTCGTTTTTATTTATGAAACAATCAAAACATAAATTTATTGCTTTTCGTGAATAACGGATAGTATTATTTTCATCATATTGTTTACCACAACCACCAATACAATGTTCATACATACCTCCTACTAATTGTTTTAACCAGTATGATTTATTAACTAAATCGCTTATCATTTTTTTCTTTTGTTCACAGTATATTTTATATTCAATATCTTTTGTATATTTCATAAAATATTTACAAGGTTCATCTTGTATATCAAAGTCTTTTTTCATATCAGACCACATATTTTTTTTAGCACATCTAAAATATAAATAATTATGTTCGTCATTCTTTTTTATATCACAAGGAAATCCGCAATTACATAAGGGTAAGTTTTTTATATACTCATTTATAGGCAAAGTGTATTCAATATTAAGGCGAGTATATTTGCCTCCTCTTATTTTTTTCCAATTGTCTTTGTTATTTAACATTAAACATTCGGTTATGTTGTTTTCAACAAATAAATTATCATATTCATCATCATCATATTGATAATTAAACTCTTCCAATAATGTATTGCTCCGATTAAAATAGATATTACAATTTTTATTCATCACAATATTATCGTACTCAAAAAATTTACCTAATATAGATACTCTATAAATTGCTACAACACCTTCTGGAATATAAGTAGAGGTATTTATTCCACCAATACCTTCTTGATGTTCCCAAAATCGTCTATATAAACGCTTTGTTTCACCAATATAATAATAATCATCGCTGCATTTTAAAATATATACCCATCGCATTTAATAAATAATATAAAAATAACTCTATATCATTTATTTAATCGGCTTTTTGAATGTCCAAAGATCGGTTGCTGGGTGCCCTTTTTTTAGTGCCCTTTTCTCGCAGCAGGGTTAGTAAACATAATCCTTCTCGTGCAACGATTGAGTATCCGTTGTTTCATTAACATACTCTCCGTTTGATGCCAATCCATTCGCCTGTGCGCGCTTCAATAGAGTTTGCTGTGCGGCGTCTTTATTTTCGGGGAGGCCTTTCCAAACATCCAAGACACTCGCTTGTAGCGCTCTTCCGTATGAAAAGGTCAAGCGCCACGGCTTTGCTGCTGCGTATTTATTTATCTCGTTCAATGCAACGCTCGCCTCTACTTCAGACATGCCTCCAGATAAAAAGACGACACCTGGCATAATGGTAGGGATAGTTTGTTGGAATGCGCGAATCGTATGCTCTGCGAGTAGTGCGCAATCCAACTTTTCAGCAGAAGAGACGCCTGGACGAACCATGTTGGGCTTCAAGAGTGTGCATTCTACGTCCACGTGATGACGTTGCAATTCTCGGTATACCACACTAAGCACTTCGATCGCGATATCGCGTGCTTGGGCCGACGTATGCGTGCCATCCATGAGAATCTCCGGCTCTACGATGGGCACCAATCCATTGTTCTGACAAATGGACGCATAACGTGCAAGGGTTACTGCGTTCTCGTGCACCGCCAAATCTGATGGCAAATGCTTGTTTGTATCTACCTTCAATACCGCGCGCCACTTTGCAAAACGAGCGCCTGCATTGTAATATTTTTTGCAACGAACATCCAAATCGTCCAAGCCTTGGGTTACTGATTCGCCATCGGTTCCGTATAGCGGTTTTACGCCTTGGTCCACCTTGATTCCCACTACGATGTCCGCGTCCAACAAGGGTTGGATTAATCGCGTACCGACACAATCACTGTAGCAACCGCTACCACAGCAATTCATCTTGTCAAGCAAGGTTTCTTCATAGGTAATGACGCCACTGATATGCTTGTTCAAATTGGGTGCGGTAAACAACAAATTGCGATACGCTATACGATTATCGTGCGTATTTTCCAACTTGATACTATCAAAACGTTTTCCGATGGTTCCGGTGCTTTCATCTGCCGCCAAAATTCCCTTTCCCGGTGCGCAGATTTTACGAATAGTATCCAACAACTCTGCCTTGTTCATTTCTATATGTTGTATTTAGATTCATGTCTTTATATTTCTTTATTTTGCATTTTCTTGTGCATATTTAGATACATCTGTCTCATATCTTCGTTATAATCATTTGTTTCTTTGTTTTTGTAGGCGATCAGGCATTTTCTAACGGCTACTTTGATATTATCTATATCTGGAACCAACGCCTCTAGTTTGCTGGTATCCAAATAATTGTTTGACCTGTCTGCCGCAAGAATCGCGCGTTGCTCTTCCATGCTGAAATTTTTCCATTGAAATGACGGGTCTACTATTTCCTTGTACATTTCAAGAATCTCATTGTGGCTTATTAGTCCTGGGTTGGTTAGGTTAAGGGTTCCTGTTATATTTCGTTTCATCATATCCAAAACGTAAGGCAGTAACTCGGGCAATACCGACATGGAGTTGGGCACAGAACAGACCTTGGGGTATGTCGCGATCTTCGTTATGAAATTGCGGCCGTTCTTCTCTCCCGTAATTGGCATTCGTATCCTCAGATTCAAGACGTTGGGTTCAAACAAGTGCATTAGTTTGTCTGTGAATCCCTTTACTATGGAATATGACGAGCCGAAAAAGTTGGGGAGAGAGCCCTCATCAAACCCATTCTCCTCTTTGCCAAACGGATGTTCTTCGTCAAATTTAAATATGCAACCGGTTCCTAAATACGTGTAGTGGATGTTTTTCTCTCTGCATATCATCGACATCAATAAGGGCGAATATAAATTGTCGCGGACATTTTCCACCAATTTCCCTTCTTGTTCAAGATAATCAATCGTCGTGTAGACCTTTTCGCCTATTGAGCCATGAGTTCTCCCAATAAATGAAACTACGTGGGTTGGGCTTACCGAGGCGATTTCTGCCAACAAGGTCTCATAATTGTCTGCTCTAGAAGCGCCTACAACAAACTTGGTGTTGTTCTCTTTCAGTACATTGATGAATTGTTGACCGATCCAACCTTTTGCTCCATATACCAAGACATTCATTGGATTCATTGAATTCTCTATATATTCATGCATATAAAATTATCTACAAACGTTCTTTTTATACCTTTATTATTCAAATCGGTATAATCTACTAGATTCAAATAGGGGTTTTTATATTTCAATTCTGGGAACTTGTTGTTTAATCTCTCGCCGAATTCTTTACGTGGTTGGTGGATTCCAAAATAATCTTCTTTGTAAATGGAATGTAGTGCGAAATGCGCGGAGTCTTCGTCATCGCCAATTTTAAGGCCTAGCTTTATGCAACCTATCGTGAAATAAACATCTTCCGAATCTTCTGGCAGTCCCTTTGAAAGTAGGTTCGACCAAGCGGATGGTGTTGGCGGATATGCTTCTATTACTTTTAACATGTCTGCCCGTTTACGCAAAGATAATCCACCATTCAAGTTTTTGTGGGGGAGGTTAATATTATCGCGCTCTAGTTCGTACCAGTCATAAGACATGTTTCCTGCAATATAACTTACATTCTTTTTTATGAAATAATCAATCGTGTATTTTCCCTCGTTTATTAACCAGCAATCTGCTTGGGTTGTTAATACAAACTCACCTTCCAACGATTCCCATAGTTTTTTCGACTTCAGGAAATCACTATACTCGCAATGATTTGGAAAATTGTTTACGTCCAAAGCACGGACTTCTACATCCCTGTGTAAATCTGTTGTCGCCCAATAATTCTTTGCGTCCTTGCCACAATAAAATACATAGTTCCAGTTTTTGCCCAACGTCTCTCTGAATTTATTTATTATAGATGCTAAACCTGGCAACTTTCTCGGTTCTACTATCAACATGGTGTTTTTCGCCATTGATATAGTTTTATTATTATTGGATATATTCTATTTTAAATTTTTACGATGTTGTGGTGTGTGTGGGCTGTGGGATGTGGGATGTGGGATGTGGGAGCTTTTTAATGGATAGTTTTTTCAATAAAAAATTCAATAAAAAAAATGATTTCAATTTGTTATATTTCCATAGGGAGCATCAATTATTTATCAATTATGAAACTTATTCGGTTCCCACTTATGTTGGAGAGGTCCCAGTTGGACCACAAGGAATACCAGGAGGAAGGCGTCTCCTGGTGTTGCGACAATGAGCTTGCCGGCCACGCTGGAGGCATCATTGCCGATGAAATGGGTTTGGGCAAAACCATTACCATGATTGGCGTGTTGCTTGAGAACTTTCGCACACGTACTCTCGTCGTCTTGCCTGTCGCGCTTATTGAGCAGTGGGCCGCACAAGTATACAGGCTTGTTGGACACAAGCCCCTTATCTACCACGGACGTGGCAAAAATGTGGACATGGAGACCATTCTCAAGGCGCCCCTCGTGCTTACCACATACGGAATGATTAACATCAACCCCAAAAAGGCGGAGGTTGAGCGCGCCGATTCGCTCTTGCACAAAATCCGTTGGGATCGTGTCATCTTTGACGAGGCGCACCATATGCGCAATTCTCGCGCTGGGCGCCATGTCGGTGCAAGCATGTTGCAAACCGAAATTCGCTGGCTTGTAACCGGCACTCCCGTTCAAAATAAAAAGCGAGACTTTTATAGCTTGTGCATGCTATTGAAAAAGACACCCGATGAAGTCGTTGAGCGTTTCATGTTGCGACGCACCAAGGCACAAGTCGGCATTTGCATTCCTGACTTGAATGCACATAGCTCTTCTGTCGCTTGGTCGCACCCAGGGGAGAAGGAGTTGGCGGAGGAAATTCACTCGGCGCTCCAATTCAGCAACGTCTCCATGGAGAAATCTAGCTGTATAGGGCAAATGATTTGCGACACGGAGGATGACAACAAACGTCGCCTTGTTATGCTCATGCGTGCCAAACAATCTTGCACGTTGCCGCTTCTCATTGCCCCGCAAATTCAACGTCTTGTGGATACTGGGATTATTGACCGCGAACATCCGTTTTCACAGGCGATGCACAGCAGTAGCAAGATGGATGCGCTTGTGGATTGCGTCGTTGCGCGTAAAAATAATGGCAATGGAAAGCTCATCTTCTGCACCTATAGGCAAGAGATTGAAATAGTTGCAAAGCTGTTGCGCGAAGAAGGCATGGTCGTTGCAACACTGGATGGACGCACCAAAAAGAAGGAGCGCAGTGAAATTTGCAGTGGCAATAGCAAGTATCAGGCAGTCGTCTTGCAAATCCAGACGTGTTGCGAAGGCCTCAATCTTCAAGCACAATTCAGCGAGGTCTACTTCATGACGCCGCACTGGAATCCGTCCATTGAAGACCAAGCCGTTGCAAGATGCCACCGAATCGGGCAAACCAAGCCGGTTGAGGTATTCCGCTTCACCATGTCTGCGCACGAGTTTACGCCCATCAAGGATTCTGTGTTGCGCCCCATTACGTTTGATAATCATGTTGTGCGCGTTCAAGATAGCAAACGTGTCTTGTCTTCTGAGGTTTTGCCTGATGCTGTTGCGGAAGCGTAGTTAGTTAGTAGTTAGTTTATAGTTTGTAATTCATATTTAAATAATTCCACCATATTTAAATAACTCTTTTCTCTTATTTGTTTTCTTTTCCTAAAATGTTAACAAAATTGAAAAAAAATTGAAATTAATTTCCGGTTTATTCAAGTATAACATCTATTATTGCGCGTTTATATCAATTTAATTAAAATGTCCGCCACACCCGCTACCGCACCCGCCCGTCAGCCATCCTCTTGCCAAGTCTGTTTTCAGCCTGGCCATTGCTATCGTAATTGCAGCGACCCAACTATTGAGGCAGCGCATCTTCAAGGCGTTGAAATGTACAAGCAGTTGTTGATGTCTCATAACGACATTAGACGCCAAGAGAATGTGCAAATTTGGTGCACGAATCTGTCGCGTGGCATGATGCGCGTTTTGTTGGCTCGCTATACCATTCCTCAGGTTCTATCTGAGTTTGAATCTATCCAAGCCTGGCGCACATGGAGAGCTCAGACCAGCTTGACTGACCAGATATATATTCCTGCGCGCCTATCCATTCAAGGACTTGCAAACCTAGATGAACTTCGTTGCATGATTGATATTGCCTACACCAATTTGGCGCAGGAAATTATCCTTACTGATATTGATTCTATTGAAATCATGGCTGCGAATGACCATATTGCGCAAATGCGTAGCGCGTTTATCTTGATTGGCAGAAATCTGAGACATGCAAACCTTACTGGTGATGGCGTGCAAAATTATGCACAAGATATTATTCATTATTTGGAGACCATTATTCAGCAGCAAGAAGCGCGCTCTATGTTTCCAGCCGTTCCTGTGCCACTTATGCGTCAAGAATATCTTAACGACCCGTTGCCACCTATGGTACACATTCCCATGCCGCGCCCTGCGAGGGTTCTTGATGAACCTCCTGGCTTTATGCCATTGCGCGTTCGTGGTGCTCAAAATCAAAGGCAACCCACCTTCACGATTGATTTGCGTCTTTCTGCGCCTGTTGCGGATGCTACTGCCGCGGACCCTGTCCAGTGTGGCATTTG